GGTTAACGCCAATTTGGATCGGTGTTTAGGCACCCTTCTAAGACTTCGTTCGTATTGTCGAGTACCACGGAGTTTATGGTTCTTTTAAACTAGTTTAGTTATTTTTATTTCTTTAAACCTTTATTGTTTTGTTTTATTTATTTATTTAATTTTAATCTAGTTTAGTATGATTTTGTAGTTTATTTCGTCACCATTTCGACAGATGGTGATTTTATTATATGTCTTTTATTATATACAAATACTTTATTATATTATCGGGAGGAAACTCCCGTTGTTTTGTCGTATGTCAAACGACGTATTTTATTTATAGGAGCTCGAGTCGAGCAACCCTTTAATTGTTATGGCAACTTCAGCAGTATACAATCGCGAATTGACCCAAGTGGTCCAGGCTACTTTATTGCATGAGATGCAAACAGCTAATTATGTTCCATGTAGGAACATTGCGCAAATTTATAAGCGCCTCCTTGCGGAACCCCATCGATTAGATGGTCAAAGTCAAGCAGGTGAAGCAACGCAGGACGTTTTAAATTTGCCCGCAACCTGGCAATCGGACATGTCTGAACCACATATTCAGACCAAATTGCAAGGTTTTACTTCAATGGTTAGGGCCTACTTGGATAGGCCATCTAACCAGCCTACCAATACAATGATGATGACATCATGGGGAATACAAACCATGGAAGTTGTCAAAAGTTGGATATCTCAACTCTTTGATTTGCTCAAAGAGTTTTTGCCGGCAGTATATACTGCCGCGCAACGTCAGTTTATGGCAATTTGGGCGTTATTACCCAAGATGTTGGAGTTGGCTGCATCGTCGATATCGAAAGTCTTAGGATTTTTGAAGGAGATAGCATGTAAGATTCCAGGTATGAGTTATTTGGAAGGAAGCGTAGAGAGGATTAGGAAAGCATATGTCGATTGGAAAAGTGATCCAAACGACAAGCCTCCCCCTGTAGATAAAGGACCAAATGTGGGTCCATCAGATTCAGGAGGTGATAGTAGTAGTGGAAGTATGACAACTACCACAACTACCACCACAACGCCTGTTGTTAGCTCTGAGTTAGGTACTAAGAGTGATGGTCCAATATTTGGAAAACCCATTAAAGTTCATAGTGAGGCAGAGATGGAAGAGATTGTGGCTGCTAGAGTTAAAGAGGAATTGCGTAAGCGTGACCTCCGAGATAAGGAGCGGTTGGATTTTTTAAGTCCACCACCGTCAGATTCGAAGGATCCTGTAAAGGAGTATGTGTATGACAAATTTGCTGTTGAGATGGATCAATACGGCTTAGGAAACTTCTTGGAAGATGATGAATCAGATGAAGAAGTATTTGCCACAGAAGTCAAGTTACAAGCCAATGATGGCGATGGACTTGATGAAGGTATTAAGGTGACTGAGGAAGTTGAAGTCAAGGAACCAGTGGCTACTCCTTTGTCAGTAGATCTTTTTGCCACGTTGGCTACTTCGTTGACAGCAATTATGTCAACAGTTTCTGATGGATTGCATTCTACGAAATTTGATGTGTTCAATAGGAAGTTGTTTTCGGTGTTATCGTGGATAGTCCAGGCAGAGAGAGTACATTTTTTGTCACACTCAAAACGTGTGGCGAATGCATTATATTGTTTTGTTACGGGAAATGATCTGTTTGCTGAGTTTGAAATTGCCAAGTCGATAGGCAAATTGTACCAGGCTATTGATCAAGAGCTAAATGCAATTGAACTTCTTAAAAACCCCCCATATTCACAGTGCAAATCTGTACAGTTGAATGTGGCGAAATTTAAGAAGTTTGTGTATTCTGCTCTTGAAATGTACCCTCAAAAGCAAACATATTATAACACTTTGCTTGCTACTATAGAGAAACGTACAGGAAACATAGTAGCTTCAGCGATGGGATCAGTACCACGTATGAAGCCAGTTTCTGTTGTGATGTTTGGTAAGTCAGGCATTGGAAAGAATGATGTGCAGGACGTGATTATGCAGACGTTGATGCCATTGGTGAAGACACTGATGGATCAACAGGTAGGCATGACAGATATGGAGACAGCATTGTATGAATCACACTGTAAGAAATCAGGTGTGTTCGTACGAAACTGTATGGGCGAGAAGGAAGAGTATATGGATGGTTATCAGAACCAGTTAGTTGAGATATTTGAAGAGTATCTGACTTCCAATCAACAAGAAATTAATGTTGAATGGGCCAATGAGTTTTTGGCTCATATTGGTTATGCGTCTATTAGACTCAACATGGCTTTCCAGAATAAAGGTCAAGTCTTCTTTGATTCTCCGTTTGTTTTTGCAAACGGAAATGCATTGGAATCAGGGCATGTTATTTCTGTGAAAGACAAGGACGCGCTATACAGGCGTATTGATTTTGATTTGCAAGCATTTGCTAACTCTTCTTATGATGGTGAATATGATGTTATGAAAAGCATTGTTTTCAAGTTTTCAAAGGAAGCAGTTGATATGTCTACTAAGGCATATGCCCCAAATGGGTTAGCAAAGTTGGTACCCTTTATAGGGAAGACGATGACAGATATGTTTACATTTATTGATATTTTGAAGCTTATAGCACTCGTATATGTAGAACGTGTCAGATCATATTCCTTAAGAGAAGGTATTGATGTAGCTCGTACTAGCAAGGTATTGAATACAGCCAAGATTGGCTTCTCTTTGCCCCAACATTTGAAAGGATTTAATATGGCGTCTAAGGTGAATTACCATATAGATCCCAAGGATATGGGAACAAAGTTACAGGCAGGAGACTGTGATAAGCTACCACCAGGAGAGATAATCACATTGTTTGACAAGCGAAAGGTCGCGTTGAACAGTGTAAATATCTTCCCTGTGTGTGTGAATCATGATGTGATGATGCGTATGGTAGATAGGTATTGGACAGTCTTGAACCCGCATGACCCCCTGTTTAGTGGATGGGATTATGCGGCCAGAGATGTTTGGCGTTTTAGTACAACGAATTTGTTTTCAAATTACGTTTTCTTTTCACGTGCGCTTAAAAGCACGTGCGAGTTTGCGAAGGACGCGAAGACAGTTAGGCAAAAGAAATTCTTTTGCCATAAGGTTGAGAACTTAGATCGTATGGCATTAGCATTGAAAACGGCGCTGACAGAGGCGTCGGATAATTGGGCAGGTGTAGATCGTGCCGCTCAAGTGAGAGAGTTGAAAGCAGCTAAGTCGAGTATGAATGCGGCTGAGAAGGAAATTTCTTACAAGGCAACAGGAGGGAAAGTCGCCCTCACACCCGAGCAAGAACGTGATCGAGCTAGAAGGGCCAAAGAAACCAAGGCTTATATGGATAAGCGTCGTGCTGCAAATGCGGCGCGAATTCGTGAGCGTAATAGAAAGAGAGATCAGGAGCGTGAGGATGCGCGCCGAGCTTTGGCTCTAGCGCAACCCTCAACTGTACCGGTTAAGCGTGCCAAGAAAGGCAAGAGAGGAGGAAAGCAGCGTGCCATTCAAGAAGCACGAGATAGAAAGTACAATACAAAATTGCAAGCTGGTGAGAAGAAATCAGTTGCAGCTGAGGTTTTGTCGAAGGCTAGACCCTCAACATATTTGAATGGATTGGCATCAGGAAAGACGTTAGTTTATCCTGAAGAGGCGAAGTTGTCACACTTCCAAAAGATAAAAGCGTCGGCTAGTATGCATAGAGCATATTGGCTTGCGCGCTATCGATTGGAAAATGTGGTGGCATGGTATAATGCACGTGTTGCTTTACCTGATGTTAGGCAACGTTCGGTGTGTGATCCTCGTATGTACGTGAATCAGGCATTTGTAGAGTTGGTAAACATTGCTAAACCAGATTGGTCCGAGGCAATAATTGTCTCACTAGTTAATCGCACCGAGTATGCGTATATTAACGCATGTCTTGGGGATATACTGGACATTTTGGATAAGTGTGTTACGGAAGTTGATTTTGCAGTGCTCGTGTATTCGTTTATGATGGATACAAAGCATGCGGAAAATGATATGAAGCATATTAAGAGTAATTTCGCTCTCTTGGTAGACTTCATTTTGAGTGGTTGTGACCCAAATTACGTTTTCTTAGGAAAACGCGCTTTGGCGGCAGACATGCCGATAGTGTTGTTGGGATATGTCTATAAAAGATTTTCTACTCAAGAAAGTGATTTTGCAGACCAGTACCTAACAACAACGTATCAGGACCGTTTAACTGTGTGTGTTCAACACTGGGAGGTCAATGAGGATACACTCTTGACACCCAGGCAACAAAACATACAATGGTATGCGGAATTGACTGTGAATATTGTCGGAGGAGTTGTGCTTGGTTATGCTTTGTACAAACTTGCAAAGATGATTATAGCATACTTCTATGAGCCGACGAAGGCGGAAATGTTGATTGATCTTATTATTGACATGAAGACATCCGATTGGGATGAGGTAGTGTCAATTTTGGAGAATGATGAGACCATGGGTCGTCTGGTTACAGACGACTTTGCAGAAGGTGTAGCAACTCAGGGCACTTCAGGCTCTGAGAAGCAAAAGCGAGCTAAGCGTGGAGCTGGAACAAAACCAGGAAAACGTTATGCAGAGAAGGTGAAAACCAATTTGCAGGCAGGTTTGCAATCAGTGCAAGTGAGGCAGAAGATGATGAGGAATTTGTATTTCTTAACCCGACCAGTAGATGGCGAGTTAGTAGCAAATTGTTTGTTTTTGAAAGGTTCAATTTGTGTTATGAACGATCATGTTTATAAATCACGAGATGACTTTCAATTTTGTTCTTACGTGCAAGGATTGTGTGGAAGAGACTTTGTTGAGGTAGACAAATCTCAAATGGTAGTGTTGGGGCGTATGCCTGATAGGGACTTGATTTATTTGTCCATACCAGGTATGCGTCGACATGGCGACATAACCAACTTCTTTTTGTCCAGGGATGCTTATTACAAGCGTTCACAGGCAATTATGGATGTGGCTATGCTCACCATAGATTTGAATAGTTTCGCGCCTGTTATCGATCCGATAGCAGAAGTGAGGATAAGACCTCATGAGAAGGAGAATATTGATGATGAGATTACGCCTACGTATGTGTTTGATCGTTACACTTACGCGTGGCGCGGTTCCAAGCCTGGAGCTTGCGGAACTCCGTTAACGGCGGAGGTCGCATCAGATCTTGTTATCATGGGAATACATGCAGCTGGACAGCCAGCTATCAATTTTGGAGTTGGAGTTCCGATTTGGACTGATGATTTTAAATTGTTTGAAGATACTCAGAATGCTGGGGTCAGATTACAATGTGGAGACACTATGTCTTTTTTGGATAGGGATTTAGTAGGAGCGTATGATATCTCTACGAAACATGAGTTTGTCACACCAATTCGGACCAGTCCCTCCAATGTTTCCCAATTTAAGAAGACGGTTTTTACTAAGCAGTCTTTTCGGGGGGGACCCGAGAAGATTCCTGCGGATTTGACGCGGGAAGCTTATGCGAATTGTCTCCTTAAGGAGGAGGAGATTAAAGGAATGAATAAGGAATCTAAGGAAGCTACGCTTCTGGCGAGGACTTTTCAGGATAAGTTGATGGAAGGCTTCGTGGATGTACCCACGCGATCTCTGTTGGATTGTCAAACGCTAACGTTTGATGAGGCCATGTGGGATTATGGCAACCTTGGGTCGTTTGATTTTTCGACGGCGCAAGGGATAAGGCTCAAGATGTTGGGTATAGACAAGCGTAATTTGGCAGATCCGAATTCGGAAGATTCTGCTAAGCTACGGGTGGTTGTAGACCAATATATCGAAAGCTTTAAACGGGGAGAGTTCACCTACCAGGTGAATGTAGATTGTTTGAAGGACGAACTACGTCCAGTAAAACGAGTGGCAGAAAAGAAGACTCGTCTTTTTAATGTCACAGATTTTGTGGACAATGTTTTATTGAAGATGGCAGTTGGCGATTTAGTGAACAAGCTTAAACGCTTGCTACTATTGACACCAGCATGTTGCGGGATCAATCCCACATGTTCTATGTGGGCACAGATTTTTGCGAAATTTGCTCCACCCAGACAGGTTGTGTTTTCGGACATTTTCTTTTGGGATGGTACAATGTTGCTGTGGTTGACATGGGTTGTTTTGCCCTGGTTGACCAGACTTTACGGAGGTGATCCTAACTCGTTTCGGGTTAGGTTTGCGCATTGGGCGTTTATATCATGTATAATGGCATTACGCTTCACAGGAAATCGAGGGCGTCTTAATGGCGCTGGAAATTCTTCCGGAAATTGGTTGACCACTTTCTGGAATACAATATGCAATTTCATATTTCATGAAATGGCAGCAATTTTTCTTGCGGCGGCGCATGGCGTACCTTTGGGAGTAGTGTTAAATCAGCTTAGAGTTATTCTCTACTCTGATGATAATATTTCTCATCTACCTTTTCCATGGTGGAATCTTTACAACGTTAAGATGGCTTTCGAACATTTGTTTGGAATTCGTCTAACGTCTACGGATAAGACTGAGATTACAGCGGATGGCAAGACCTACACTATTGTGGAAGCGGATTTTCTTTCACGAGGTTTTCGTAAACACAAGGGTGTGGTGTATGCCCCACTGTCTCAGACGTCGTTGTTGTCGCAACTTTACTACGTTCGCGTACCTGCGAACATGGCTACTCCCGGATTTGTAGATTCGCAACTCCAAATTAACCTAGACAATGTTGCTAGGGAACTTATGGAGTACGAGCCTGCTGCCGCGTTAGCGATTCTCACGGAAATCCGTGAGTTCTTGCAAAGGTATGCCCCGCATTTAGAGATGCGGTCGCAGACCAGATCGGACCTTCTTCAGGCGAAGGAGGATTGCTATTGAGTAGCAACGGTCTAGCTCTAGACCTTAAATTGAGCCACTTTAGAGTCCGCAATGACTATAAACTAGACCAATGTCCGCAATGACGTAAAACTAGGCCCCGTGTCCTTTGATATTTTAACTATAGGAGCTCTGGTAGAGCAACCCTTTCATTTTCATGGAGATCATTGAGAATAATAATGTCGCAGCGCAGACGGAAGCCCCATCCTCGAGATGGATTGGCCCAGCAATGAGCAATCCAATTGAGGAACAACAAACCCCGAGGTTACCTGGAGAACAGGTGCCTCATGATACTTTCACATGGACCGATAGGCTGTTTTCAGTTTTCGATTCATATGGACCAGAAGAAGGATTTGAGCTTGGTCCTACAGCAGGAGCCAGTTATGGTTCAGTAGCATTACACTTTCCTTTAACAAGGATTGATATGTTTGCTAAGCTGTTGGATAAGTTTTATTCTTTCTCTTATGAGTCCATTTCAGTGAGATTTTCTCTGTCCGATCCCAAGGGCTTGGTAGGAGGAATACATGTAGGTTGGTGGCCTTATCAGGATATTTTTGATAAGGCGCCACAACAATCCATGGCAGCATGGATGTCAAGTGATTTGCTATCGCAGGCATTTGCAAATTCACCGCATACCCAATTTATGGGTTTCGGAAGTTCGCAAGATGTGACGATGTCAATTCCTTGGACTTACAAGTTTTCCTCTTATCCATGCAAGTGGGTATTGGATCAGAATGAGTCGACTCAAAATGGGAGGCCACCTTATGGAACACCATTAATATGGTTCCAGAATTTGGCTTCTTTCTTTGTGTCGTCAGTGTCTAAGAATGCTAGACTTCAGATTTTCCTCAAATATGAGGGAATGAAGTGGTATGGACCTATGGCTCATACTAGTCTAGGCGCAGGAAATGTGAGAACAAAACTTCAGATGATGGCGGGTGCAGCAACGACAACTGCAGCAACTGCAGTAGTTGAAGCAGCAAGTTCCGCTGTTATAGCAGCAGGCGTAGGCGCATTAAGCGCCGCTGTTGAAGGTTTTGTAGGATCGGATTCTACGTCGGATAGGCCCATGGCGGAAACGGCGCAATCAGGAACATATGATGCGCCGCAGGCTATGCAGTTGGCGTTTTTAGGAGATACCACCTCGTGTGATTATCCTTCTACAACGCCAATCTTTCAACCACCGTTATCGATGATTGATTACCCTCAGCCTACCATACATGAGCTTTTGTCAAGGCCTCAGTATATTGGACACTTTACAACGACCAATGGTTATCAGATGAGTAATGACCCTATGAGTTTCGGACATAGCATCCATTCCACGTATTTTAGATACTTTGGAATGTTGAATCGCTATTGGCGCGGAACCATCAATGCTCATTTTATAGTCACTGGCCACCCCTTAGTCGAAACACTATTCAGGGTGCGAGTATCGTATCCTGGATCAGTAATCACGGCATCTCAGACTTTCATGGATTATACCATCCATAAGGAGGTTTTCTCTGGGTCCAAACAGATCATAGTACCTATGCCCTTTTTGACACCCAATGATTACCTTCCGGTGCAAGATAAATTGCCCTTTAATGGATTTGGTAGGAGCACATGTAGTTTGACGGTTGACGTAGATGTTGTCAGCACTAGCTTAGATATTTCTCCGGTTATACCGATATTCGTGTATGTGAGCGCGGCTCCTGATTTTAAGTTTTATCAGCCCTACCCTCCAGGATTGTATAATGTGCAAACAAATGATCTTTTGGATAAGGTGGAAGCTGAAAAAGCTCGACGTAAGGAACGTGTTCGCAGAAGCGGACCGGTGCAACCAGGTGATGAAGGCTTTTTATCAGATGAGTTGTTTAAGCAGAGTACACGACTGCAAGTCGGGTTTCCTGCTATACCTCTCACAGTTGCTGAAACGAGAGCGGAAATAACCAAAGATCCAGGCCTCCTGCCTTCTTTTGATCAGTTTACTGATTATATGAAGATATGGGGACGGATCGTACCGTTCGAGGATTACAACCATGATGAGGAGATCGTACCGAATCCTTCGGTAGGATTGACATGTGCAACATGGTTTCCACCAATCGATCGCGCTCAAACGTTGGATGCAAATAATTCTTGGTATCAGTCCTTAGATTATATAGCTTACTTTTCAATGCTATTCTGTTTGTACAGAGGATCTATGGGATTCAAGATTGTTGCAACCACCGCAGAACGCACGGTCGAGGGAGGTTACTTGTTTGTTACGTTGTCTGACACTGATCTGTCATTACGTCAAAAGACAAGAACTCCTCATGAGTTTAACCCGTCTCAATTGACGGGCGATTCAAATCTCGGGTCAGGAACTGTAGTGACCCCAATACTGGATCAACCAGTGTTGGAGTTGACAGTGCCATACCGAGGAGTGAATATATGGTCTGATACTATATGGAATGCGCATGGCCGTGGTGTCGCTCGTTTAGACACATATCCAAACGCAACTGTAGCTCAGAACATTGAACTTTTGAGAGGAAATGTTTTTGCTGACACAATGTTTCGCAAGATAGATTCCGACTTCGTATTTGCAGTTGAGACCTGTCTTCCCCCCCCAACAATGTGGGCGTCCCGGGGATTCGATTGGGCATAAGTAGTCAGAGTTAGGAACTCCTGCTTATGTTCTCTTGGAACTGAGGACCACAAAAATACGTAAG